GCGTCCGCCATGGGTGCAGATGCACCCCGGCAGCAGCGCAAGCACCGGCGCGTCACAGTCCGCGGCTGTCCAGCCTTCCGGACGCAGCCCGCGCAGCGCCTGTATGATGGATTGCGGGGCGTGCGCCGTTCCGGTTTTCAGGCGGCCTATCTTGGTGTCCACGCTGGCGTTCGTCGCCACATCTTCCGGCTTGCTGCCGGCGTTCAGTCCGGCGGCAGTGCCGCCCATCATCCAGCCGCCTGCATTATCCGCAACCAAACCCCGCCCTGCATCGGCAGGTGCGGGCGCAGGGATATTCAAAGTCGCCGAAAGCGCTGCCACTTCATCCTGCGCGGTCTGGGCTTTAGCCTGCGCAGCTCCGGCAGCTGCCAGTGCTTCACCTGCCGTCGTCACAGCCTGTGTCACGTTGGCCGCCTCGCGCGCAGAAATATCTGCAAACAGCTTCTGCACGCTCGGCACGTTACCACTGTCCGTTGGTACCTCAGTTGCTGCATCGCCATGCACAATCCGGTGCATCAGTTCGGCATCAGTGCCCAGCTGAGCTACCTGCTCCTGCAACGTTGCCATCACACCACCTCCGGAACCTGCCAGTACTCACCGGGCAGGGTTACATGTACTAGTGTATGCAGTGCGTCTGTAGCGGCTGCCAGTGGCGCAAAGCCTCCGGCGGCGATAACAACCCGCGTCTGGTCTGCCGTCAGCATGTTACGCTGTGCCAGCTGCAGCCGTGCCGTAACTGTCCACAACGTACCCTGCACACTGGCTGTGGGGCGTTCTTTAAATTTGGCTTCGTGGTCGTTCAGACCGGTACCGGTCAAAAGCTGCATCCGGAACCATTTGCTGCCGCCATCCAGAATATTCTGTTCCCACGCCTCAAAAATGGCGTACTGCTCCGCATCCATCACCCACTGCACACTGACAAGCGTTTCATCCGCGCCGAAAAGATTCCGCGTGCGGGTGCCTATCTCCATTTCCGTCTGCTGCCGCCTGTCAGTCGGCTGGGCGGTATAGCCTTTCATGGTCGGCTTTGGCAGCATGGCGGGATAACTTTCAATGGTGGCCATAACCTCTACTCCGCAAGAGTCCGCACGGTCAGCACATCAGACGGAGACAGATCGTCTAAAACGCCCGTCAGGTCTGCATACGCATCCTTTGCAACTATCCTGAAATAATGATCAGTTCCGGCAGCAAGGCCGCTGAAGGTCACACTGGCAGCGGTAACGGTTTTTGTTTCCACAGCAGCAGTTGCCGCAAAGCTGGCAGAAGTCCCGCGCACGGCTATGTAGCCTGTCACATCACCGGGCACGGGCGTCCATGTAATGGTTACAGAATCAACAGCAGCACTGCCGGTAATATTCACAGGAACAGAAGGCACAGGATCATTGACGGCTAAAGCACCTGCCGCGGATTCCCCCGCCTGATTGCGGGCTTTCACCTGCAACGTGTAACCGCGCTTCGGCCCGCCGTCCGCCTGCATAAGGTCTGCGGCATATGTCCACGCAGTGCCGCCAAGGGCTACCGTGCGCAGCTCCGCACCGTCATGCAGAACAGTAACAAGGTACTCCTCCGCACCGGCTGCCGCCGCCCACGTAACAGCCAGCACCCCGCCCGCATAAGGCTGCGCCAGCACAGGCGAAGGCATCAGCGGTGGCTGAATGTCCGTTGTACCTTCCCACGTTGCCCACGGCCCCTGCAGTTTGCCAATCGCCGCCACCCGCACACTTACATGTCCGGCCGATACTGGTACGGTTGCGCTGTTCACGGTGGGTTCCGCCGCAGTCTGCCACTGATTGCCGTCCGCAGACCACTGCACCACATAACCCACGGCCCCTGCGCTCGGCCGCCAGTTAAGCGCCAGCACAGGCGCTGTTGCAGTGCCTCCCACGCGTACGCGCAGGTCTGTCACTTCCGGTGTATCCGGATTGCCCGGCAGATTGGTACCCGGATCCCACGGCGGCGGGTCGCCTATGGGTTCATACACTTCCGGCGCATCAACAACAGCGCTGATTCTGGCATGAAACATACCCCGCGGAGTAACACCGGTAATAATAACCCGTGCGGCAAAATTTCGCCCCACGCCCATACGCCACACGGTACGGCCCGCGTTGGTATCTGTACGCAGCCACTCAAAAGGATCCCCCGCGCCCTGTGCCAGCAAAATGCCAAGGTCTTCCGCATCCAGCGTCACAACATCATCTGCTATACCCGCAACCTTGCACGGCCCCCACGGCTTGCCGTTGGGTTTGCGCAGTTCCAGATACACCTCGTCCCCTGCTTTAAATGCGGGAGACTTATCCAGCTCCATAGACAACAGCGGTCCTGCCTCTACCACCTCACCCCAGGCGGAAAAATCAAATTCCGGATGAGAAACGCTGGCCACATCGCCCCGCAGGGCAAGACGGGATTCAAGCTCTACCTCAAACTCGATAGTTTCAGACCGGAAAGCATGAATCCGCAGTTCCTTCATGCCCTCACGGTATGCATGAGCACGGCTGGTAATGCCCATGAACCGCTTATTGGCAGGCTGCCGTGTCAGGTTGTCAGGCAACACGGCGGTTACATCGCGCATTGTCCATGTATCTTGATCAAGATATTCAATTATCGCATGATCCGGCGTGTCTTCGGTGTGCAGATTAAACGAACGCGAAAATGTACCCCGCCTGATATTATGCGGAGTAAACACCGCCCGCACAGGCCGCCCCGCTTCATCCCGCACAAAACTGGTCCGCGTGCCCACATGGCGGGTTATCACGCTTACAGTGCGGCTGGCCTGCTGAATCAGTTCATGCAGGGTAACGCCGGTATCAACAACATAGTCCAGATATTCGCCCTCTGCCGCACGCTCGTGCCCGATGCGCCACAGGGTATCCAGATCTATCTGGCTGTCCGGTTGATTGCCGCCATGTTTTGCCCGCAGAATCTCAGACATTGCAGCAGCCCAGTTTCTTGTGGGCTGCGGTTCGCTCCATGTGCCTGTCACCCTGTCGTACAAAGGCAACATGCGTGTATCTATCACCTTGAACTGTTTGCTTGCTGCCTGTGACAGGCTGTCAGTGGCGCGGGCTTTTACCGCTATAACATCCTGCGCATACGTCAGGCGGCTGGGCAAAAAGGCACGCATATTCGCCCATACAACACGGTCAAGCACCTGCCCGTCGTTGCTTTTATTGGTGGTGCGGCGCACACGCACTTCATACCGGCCTGCAGGTATTGCAATATCCCACGTCACCCGCAACGGATCGCGGGTGGCGCCGGAAACGGCCTCTTCTTTCAGTACAGCCCAGTCGCTGACAGGAGTACCCAGATCGTCAATACGACGAAAATCTGCCCGTATCCCCACGCTGATGGTGGTCATGCCGCTTGTGGTCATCTTGCCAAGGCCGTTAAAAATTAAATCCAGCGCTATCCTGCTGCACTCTGTTCCGGCCGTGTTGGCAGCAAAGGCACCTACCCAGTTGTTTTCCCCGTCAACATTCGGCCCGCGCAGTTCCTGACCGCTCACCTCGTCAGATGTTTCCACATTGTCAGGAAAAAGCGTCACCGGCTGCCCTGCCGGCACAAACTCCAACGTAATTTCAGGAAAGTTGCCGGTATACTCCCCGTCCTTCCAGATTGCCGTATCCGCTATGCGCACCTCATGTATCTGGTATTCCCCCACCCCGTTGCCCAGCAGCTGGTATACATATTGTTCGTTGCCCTCATATTCCCACCACGGCTCCGCCACGAGGTCGGGCGTTGTCAGGTTGGTGCCGAATTTTTCGCGGATAATCTGGTACAGCCGTGCGCTGTTGCTGGCGGGCTGCATGGAATACGTGGGACTGCTTGCCTCCACCCCCCGCGCGCTGGAAAGTTCCGGCGTTGGCATACGGGGGGTGGGGGCAAGAGCGTTCACCAGCATCATGCCGCCCAGTCCTGCAACACCGGCAGCCACATATGCGCCGGTTCCCCATGCGGCAGCAGCCCCCGGCAGCATGGGCCCCATAAAAGTGTAGTTCGCCCACCACTGCCCTGTTGCATAGGCCGCGGCCATCACGGCCACCATCAGCACGGTGCGTATAGGGTTGGAGCCTCCGCCCCCGCCGCCCAGCGGCAGCAGAACAAAAACAACGGTGTCCTCATCGGCTGTTACTCTGGCTGCCCACTCGTCACGCAGCACCGGCACGCCGTTATGCACGCACACAACCGGCCCTTGCGGCATACCCAAAGACAAAGCCTGCAACGAGTCACCGCCTGCCATTTCCTTACGGTATGTCACCATATTCCGGCGGTGTGCACTAACAGCATTCAGCCACCCCTACCATGCTATGCCGCATGTACTGGAGCGACTTCCAGCCCTGCGCACGCAGTTCAAAAGGCGAATCCAGCACAACGCCGATCCCGCGCAGGCAGTGCAGCACCATGCCGCCATCTGCGGTTTCCACATACACCCCGATGTGGTCAGGATCAGACCG